CCCTTTACCCCTCTTTTACGTCCCTACTGTATACCTTATTTCACCGCTTTTCTACTACGCTCTCTCAGGTTATTTCCCAGAGATTTCCTAGAGAAAGTACTTCTTAATTTTTTTTTTTTTTTTTTTTTCAATATAGATATAGAATAGGGAAGCGTTAGGTAAAAACAGTGAAATAAGGTATACACTAGTATACTGAGGGAGGGTTAAAGTGCTCAAAATGAGAGAGTTAGACCTTCCCCTCTATGCGTTCCACTCTATATGATAAATCGTGAAGTGGTGCATGTGGCCTAACTCACTCATTTCAAACACTCTACGCCCTTACGGGCACCATATACTAGCGTGCCCGCCTAGGTGTGTTAATAAGAGAACTTAGTTCTCTCATTTTAGTTCGCACATCATCTTCTGAGAGAAATCCCATGCAATGCGCGCGTTCTAGAATTTCATTGATCCCATCACCTAATCTAGCCATTTCTTGTTTATGTTGTCTAGATTCTGGTAGTACAAATCTAGTTTTAGGCTTGCGAGCTAAGGAATTAGCATCTTTGTTATCTGATTGCCTTTTTGCCTTAGCTCTTGCTATTGCGTCAGCATAGCCGATATTCATTTGCCGTATACTCGCTTAATATCGGCCAGTTTTTTAGCGGCACCCTTTTTCGGAGTTGATTCAAGCATGATGTTTAACTCATACTCTTCAATCTCCAGCGCTGCTAAAGCCTTTTCCTTCTGCATTCCACTTTTGATCATTAGCTCATAAGTTGGAATCTTAGCAGCTACAAAGGCTACTCGCTTTGGTTGATACTGTTTCTCAATAAATCCGAGAAACGTCCAATTCGAGTACTCTAGCAAATAATCGCGGTTGTTTGTTTTAGCAACTGCTTTAATTGCTTCCTGTACTTCAGCAGGTTCACTGTAAAACAATGTTTTAAGCTGTTTCATTGTTTCACTGGAAACCCCTAGGCTCAGAATCGTCTGAGCCTGCTTCTCAGTGTTGTCATTAGACATAACACACTCCTATAGCTAGAGCTAGATTAGATGAATTGTCAAAAAGCGCCTGATTAGCCAAAGTTTTACACACGGTGGAAACGCAATGCGGGCAAAGCACACGCAAAGCGGAGCTATGGCAAAGAGCAGGAAACTTCATCCCTGAGGACAAGAACAGAATAGCTCCGATCTACCTGGAATCATATCCCCCATTAGTAACAGTCAAGCACTCTTTGGTAACAGTTACTAAAGTTGTAGCTACCCTATTGTCTAGTTGTCTATACAACTTCCCCAATTGTAACCATCACTGCTACAAATAGATTGTAACCATCATTGTTACAAATCACTCACGTATAAAAATTCTAGAAAAAAATTTTTCGGGGCGGGGACCCTAAAAATAATTTTTCCAGAAAATCACACTTTCCTAAATTCTATAATTTCGAGAGTTTCAACTTTTAGAGAAGTTGAAGGAGTTGGAGATGTGAGAGTATGCCCCTGACCCCGACCCCGCGCCCGGGCGTAAACAGTGAGAATTGTGTATTTTGAGGCGCTGTTTTGAGTGTTTACAGCTCGAAAAGCCTTGACGTATCCTTATATATAGGTGCATACTTTAGAGAGACGAGAATAATGCGTTTGGGATTTAGGCGATGATTTTAGTTTCAATTCAGGGTGATGCGGAAGTGGTCAAAGAACCTGTAAAGGAACTCTTTCCTGCATCCACAAGAGTTGAAGTAGAAGAGTCGCCTTTTCTTTCGACGTTTAAGGAATATGTAGAAGCAGATGAGTTTAATGATTTGAAGCGAGAATAAAAATGTCAAGATTTGAAAATCTACCTCATAGAAAAATTCGCACGCAGGAAAGTAAGGAAAAGAAGATTAAGGAAGTTTGTGATCTTTACTTTCCGGTACTACTTATAAGACTTGAAGGCGATACTGAAAAAGCGAATCAGTTGATTAAGGATTTGTATAAAATTCTAGTACTAAAGAACTTCGATGCCAGTATTTACTAAAGCGAGGATATATTATGAAACCTAGTATTGGAAGACTTGTTCATTATTTTCCAACTATAAATGAGAATTATGGAAATTCTCCTGTAACTGCTTTAATTACACATGTATGGTCAGATACATGTGTAAATCTTAAATTATTTGCTGATGGTCCTGGAGTTATGGATGGATTTAAAACTTCAGTTAATAATTTACACTCGGATAATTCAGCAGGTAGTTGGAATTGGCCTGAGAGAGTTTAAATGCCAGTATTTACTAAATCAGGAAAGTTAAGCGCCAAGATTAGCGCGCGCTGCACTGTGAAACGAGCTTATAAAATAGAGCAGGTGGCTCGACTTACAGCAGAGGGATTTAAAGATGACGCTATTGCTCTAGTACTTGGCTGCACTAAAGTATATGTTTCTATGCTTCGACGTACACCTGAATATCTTTCAGTCGAAGCTACAGTAAGAACCGGACTTATTGCAAGAGCTGATCGTCATCTATTCATGACTGAAGATGCACAACGAGCTACTCTTGAAGAAATGGTTCCTGAAGCTCTAGAGGTTATTAAATTTAGACTGCTCGATAGATCAAATCCGCGCTTACAGTTTGAAGCGGCAAAGGAACTTTTAGATAGAGAAGGAACTCATGCTAAGGTCTCAAAGACTGAGATTAAGAGTAAGGTTGAGTATGATTTCTCGAAGCATGATAAAGAGATAGATGATGACTTACTTTCTCTGCTTCAGGGAAATAATTCAAAGACTGCAATCTCGGAAGATAATATAGAGGACTTTATCAATACAAAGTTGAATCCTGAAGAACAGGAACTCCTGCACAAGGCAGTTGAGGATATTAGACTTGAAGATCTAAAGACAAGTAAGACAGTAAATTAAATGGAAATCCCAATCCAAGAAGTAGTAGACGCGCGCAACAGAGAATTGGACTCATCTAGTGGTTATGAGTACGATGAAACAGGGGCGCGTCTAATTCCACGATCCATCATTAATAGCTGGAAAATCTTAGATGCTTCAAAGGCGACTTCACAAAAAGTGAAGCAAATAGTATACAGGCTCAACAGTCTAGGGAGCCTCTATTACTTTGCAGTGAAAGTTCTTCAAAAGACCAAACTCCAAACCAACCCCGATATCCGTAAAAATCTCCACTTCTTAATGTGCACCGCTGTTATGAAAGACGGGCTAAAAGAAGTCATAGAGATTCCCAGAGATCATTTCAAATCTACAATTTATAGTGAATGCTTTCCGATGTGGAGAGCACTTTCTTTTTCTGAAGAAGATGAATATCACATGCGTCTTCTAGGATATGGGGATCTTTTTATAGAATGGATGAAACGTTGCCATAAGCCAGATTCTAGATCTCTTCTTGTTAGTGAAACCATAAAGAATGCTATAAAACTCGGGCAAAAGATTAGGAATCATTATGAAAACAATGATCTCTTTAGAGAATTATTTGCCGATATATTACCAGACACCTCCTGCCCGTGGACTAATGATTCTCTTACTCATAAGAGATCTAAAACAGGCAAAGCACATGGAGAAGGTACATATGATTTTATCGGAGTTGGCGCAGCATTACAAAGTCGCCACTACGATGGTGTATTGATACAAGATGATATGTTCGGTAAAGCTGCCCTTCGATCTGAAGTTGAAACAGAAGCTGTCATAGAATATTGGCAACTTCTAGTAGGAGCTTTCGATGCCGATAATACTAACGCCGGTCGTGACAATGATGAGATTGTTGTGGGTAATCGTTGGTCGTTTAAAGACCTCAACTCCTATATCAGAGCACATGCTAAATATTACAATTTCATATCACACTCAGCCCTGGGAGGATGCTGTAAGCTCCATCCATATGGACAACCAATTTTTCCAGAAGCTTTCAATATACAAAAACTTGCTAGATGGAAATCAAGACTTGGATCTTACCTGTTCTCTTGTCAGTTCCTTAATTTCCCAATCAATCCAGAACAGTGTAAATTCAGGAAATCTGATCTAAAATATTTTTTGTATGAACGTACAACGGATGCTTTTACTTTTAATCCTGCACATTATGATGCAGAACAGAAGAAGTCTTATAGAGTAGCAATCCGGCATCAAGTGTATGATGGGATTGTAGATGAGGACATTTATCCTAGAAATCTACAGCGTTTTATGGTAATCGACCCTAATCATTCAGGGCAATCAGGTAGATGTAGACATGCGATTACTATAACCGGAATCCGTCAAAAACCTCGCCGTATCTATTTACTAGCAGCATGGGCTAAAAGCTGTGCTATGGGTGAATTTATCGAGAAGATTTTTGAAATGGCTCTTGCCTTCAAAGTCACCAAGGTCTATCTCGAAACAGTTGCGTTTCAGAAATTTCTAAAATTTCACCTTGAATATTATGTACAAGTAAATAGGTATAAGAATCCAGAACTTAGTACTATAAAGTTTTTAGAGCTTAAGAGTGCTCATACGCAGAATGCGAAATTTGAGCGTATAGATTCAGTAATCCCCATTGTAGAGCGTGGAGAACTTTGGGTTAATGGGACCAATGGATATGGATTTGCTGAGTTTATAGAAGAACTCGAAGCATACGGAAATTCAAATGGGTTAGTAGATATACTGGATACCTTGGGCTATGGCCCCCAGATTTGGCAGTTTGATTCTGTAGATGAATTAGAGCTTAAAGATTTCATGGAATCTCAGGTTAGTAGGTATAGGAGAGCTATGAGGGTCGGAGCTTAGTTGCTGTTCAATCCGGGGGATATTGGGCCATGCCATTAACAGAAGGTGATAGGAGTATCATAAGACTCATGATTACCGAAGCTATTACGGAATATGGTAAAATGCAAGAAGCAAGACATAATCAGAATTTGCAAAAGTTCGATGAAATTAAAGAGACTATAAATCAAGTCAAAAATATTAGAGGTTTAATAGCTTGGGGGATTCCTCTATTGGTAGCTATGGCATCTGCGGTTGCTGAGTTTATGAGATTTATAAAGTAAAGGAGAAGCGAGAATGTGTAGTACACAAACGGTAACTAAAGTTCTTAACGGTGTTCTTACAACTTTGAATTCCTTCGGTACGATTGAAGGACTTACGACAAATACTACTTTTGAGCAGATTGTGAAGCAACTTCAACAACTAGAAGTAGATTCACAGAGTTGGAAGAAAGGCGATCCGGCTCAGACTTTCATTACTGTTCTTACAGATGCAGAAGCGGCATTTAAACTTCTTCCTGTTCCTGAAGTAGATCAGGAAATTGCAGATGTTATTCTTGCTGGAATTACGACTCTCATTGGAATCTTTGATGCAAATGGAGCAGTTACGACTCCGACTGGTGCTACAGCGAGTGATACAGAAATCAAAGAGCATCAATCAGAAGTAGCAATGGCAACAACTTCAGCAGTGAAAACTCTTGTACCTGGTTTTCATTATCGCAAAGGTTTTCTTGGACTTTTTAGAGAAAATCCAGAACATGCTTATTTTGATGAATGGAATAAAGTTATAGGCGGTCACGGTGAAAAGTGGGCCACTGCTCACGTAGATTACTAAATTTCTCTTCCCCCGAGGAGAAGGAGATTAGATGTTTCCAGCGCCAAAAAAGATTGACTTTTCTCCCGAAGAGTACGATTATTTGCATATGTATGTCAAGAATAAACTTGAGTATATTAGAGCAAAGAATCAAAACTTGAGGGAAGAATTGCTCCCTAGGTGGGTTCGTTCTTATAAAGGAATTCCTAGCGAGGACGAAAAATCTTTTCCTTGGCCTGGAGCATCTAATCTCGTAATTCAGTTAATTGGGGAGTATTCGGATGAATTGCTTGCTAGGATTATGTCGATTTATATGACTGATCCGCTGTTTGTAGTAAAGATGCTTGGAGATTTGGAGGAGGGTCAAGGAGAAGATCAACGTTCTGAGTTAGAATATTTGATGAGTGAACTAGCAGTTGAACCTACTGAACTTGATCTTTATAGAGTCGAGGAAACTTGGTGGTCTTCTGCTATACGATATGGAACTGGAGTTGTTAAATTTCCTTGGGAAGTTTGCACAGAAAAGGAATATGTATTTCTAAGTGGTGGGACTGAAGAAACTGGAAAGATTCAATATACTTTTAATGATTTAACAAAGCGAGACGGACCAAAACCTGAGAATGTTCCACTTAATAGATGGGGTATAGATCCTAAGTATAGCAATCTTGAAGATGCGGATTTTGTATATCATATCCTGCAAAAAGACAAGTATAAACTTCAAGAAATGAAGCAACATCCAGAACTCTTTGATCCTGAGCTTATAGATAAGATCCTGCCAAATCCAGATCGGCAACAGCCAGATCAGTTCACAATGGAACTTCAAGGAACTGGGAGATATGGATTTACATTCATGAATGAATGTGCTTTTGAATGGGATATTCATGAATGCTGGTTTACGTATCTTAAAGATGGGGATAAATTTAATCTAATTGCATATTTCCATCTTGAAACAAATACGATGCTTGGGTGTATTTATAATCCATACCCTAAAAATATCAGACCTTTTGAAGATGCGAGACTTGCATATGATGACGAAACCTATTATGGTTATGGATTCTGTGAAATGCTCGAGTCTTATCAACGAGAGCTATCAGATACCCGAAACTGGAAAATCGACAATAAGAGATTCAGCACGACCGGGGTTGGCAGAATCGCTAAGAATTCTAAAATATCCTCTGTTATGCAACTTTTTCCTGGTGTGTTTATTCCTGCTGATGAAGGAGAGATTGAAGCATTAGAATTTGGACAGAATGCTCTTGCATTAAACACTGAAGATGAACAATTCATCCTTGGAGCAGCAACGCGCAGAGCTGGAGTTGATCCCGCAACTGGAGGATCGGGAGGAGGTATAGTAAATGCCAAACGTGGAGTATACTCGTCACAAGGCACTGCTATGGTACTCCAGCAGTCTAATAACCGCAATAATCTTCGCATGTCTGATATGCGTTCGGCTCATGTTAAACTGGGGAGAAAGGTTCTATTACTTTATAGTTATTTTGGTTTGGGTAATAAGTTGCGCAAGTATGGTAATAGGGCTGAGATCATCGCGCAAGCACTAGCTAATTATAAAAATGAAAAACTCGGACTTGTAATTAAACCCGCAACAGCTTCTCTAAATAAAGAACTTGAGAAACAAAATGATATATTGCTTTCCGCAACATTAGAAAGAATCTATGCTGGAGACGCACAGATACTTCAATCTCTTGCGATGCAAGGAATTCCGCAGGAGCTTAAGGAATATTATGTTGAAGTATTAAAAGCAAAGAACTTTTTAATGAAGCATATATTACGGAATTTTGGACATGATGATGTTGAGAGACTAGTTCCTGTTCCAGGGTTCTTAAAAGGACAGAGAAATGCAAAAATCAATGGGCGAGCCAACTCGTTTAGCGGCGGCAACGCTGGAGTTAATCAACCACAAAGATCGAATCTCGGCGCTGTACCAACAGGCGGATTTTCTCCTACTGCTGGAGTACTTCCAAGCGCAGCGGGAAATAGTGGTGGACAAGTTACTATACAGTAAAGGCGCAGATACAGAACGAGGTGAATTATCAGTTTGGGATGATGTTATAAATCTTCCCTCTGAAATATCAAAACTTAAGGTTCAACAAGAGAAGTACGAGCAGTACATGCACCAAAATAAATAGCGAGGGTAAGGAGAATAAATATGAAGTTGCCGTGGGAACGTGGGGAAGATAAGAAAGAAGAAAAGAAAGAAGATGATGATATTGAATTAAAAGCTAAGGATGTAAAAGCTAAGCTTGATTCAATTGATACTCTTAAAACTACTGTAGATGGCTTTGGTGAAAAACTCAAGAGTCTTGATACAGTAACGGCTTATATTACTGCACAGCAACGTAAAGAGGAAGAAGCTGCTAAGAAAAAGAACGCTGATGCTAAGAAAGAACAGGAAGATGAAGAAGAGGAGAATCTAGATTTTCTAGGCGATCCTCTTAATGCCACGAAGCAACTTATAAATAAGAGTCTTAAAAAAGCAACCGATCCTCTTCTTATCATGACTGTAAATACACAGTCCAAACAACTTGCTAAAGAACACTTTGGAGAAAATCCAAAGTTTGCTCTTTACACTGATCCTACTTTCAAAGCAGAAGTTGATAGACTTATTATGAGTCTTCCACTAAACGCGCGTATCGAACCTGCTTCCCTAGAAAATTGCTACGCAGTTGTAGCATTTAACAAGGCTGAAGAAATCAAAGAAGGCAAAATCAAAGCTCGCTTTGCTGCTGCTGCCGGCGCTGCTAGTGGAACTGGGCAGGAAAATGATACAAAGAAAGAAATGGTACTAAACGCGGATCAGAAAAAAGCAGCTGCTATGTTCGGATTGAGCGAAAAGGAATACGGCGAGAGATTCCAGAAGGAGCATTCAATTGTCTAATCTAGAAGAATTCGGATCTTCAAACCTTGAAGATATTAAATTCATTGGAGAAGAAGCATCTGATCTTCTTCCAAAGGAAACTTTCAACTCCGTTTTGGGAGTTGAAAGTGCAATGAATACTCCTACTCCTAAGTTTGTACCTCCTACCTTGAAGAAAAAGAAGGAAGATTATGAGGATAATGCTAGACAAGCAGTACCTCAACCAACTCCAGAAAAGGAAGCGCAAACAGCAGAAGATAGAATTAAAGCACTTGAAGATATGATTATGACTTTGAGGGAAGGTCTTAGCGGAGTTAAAGTTGTACAATCTGGACCACAAAGAAAATTAGATTTCTCTCAACTTTCTGAACTTGATGTGTATGATTTGAGTACTCCTATTGAAACAATTGAACATCAGTATGAGGATTATAGTGAGATTCAATTGAAAGATCCCAATTATATAGCAAGGTGGGTTAATATAAATCCAATCAGAATGGGACAAATGAAAGTTTTTGGTTTTACATATGTCACAGAAGAAGATCTAGCATCTCCACTTGGAATGGATCTTCAACTTGATGAGAATGGTGTATATAGAAATTTCGACGTTGTTGCAATGAAAGCTCCAAAGGAAAAATACTTCAAAGCACTTAGGACCAATTATCTTCGTGCTTTGGCTCAAACTCAACAGAAGAAAGTTCATGAACTTGCTCAACAAGTAACTGAGCAGGCTATTATGAATGGGACAGCAGATAATAAAGCACCAGTAGGACAAGCAGTAGAGTATCAGAAAAGAAAAGCAGCAGGACAACTTAATATTTATTCACCAAATTTAACTTAGTATTGAAAATAAGTGTGCGGAGGATAGTTACATGGCAGGAGCCAATCTGACATATCATTATCCAGTCATTGCTTTGATGGATAATACCGATACTACACCTCTCCAGGCAGAAAATCCAGAAGCGGCAAGTCAGACTTTTCCAATTGGCGTGCCTGTAGCTTTGGGAACTGGAGGTTCAGCAGGTTATACTGTTGTATGGCCTGGAACTAATACTGGATTTCTAGGTTTTTCTAGAACGATTGGACAAAATCTAGCATCTAATGGAAAAGGATACCCGACTCCGTTTGGACAAATCGGACCTCCTGGAGCAACTCAAACTCTTCCAGCTCCTTCTACTCAACCTAATGCGGTTAATATTGCACTTGGCGCGTGGATTGCAACTGGAGCTACGCTCTTTGATGTGGCGAATAATGCTACTATCTTTGAGATTCAATGTGATAATAGCGCTGGTGCAGTAGCAGCGGATTATACACCAACACAGGCTCAGGTAGGTTCTGAGTTTGGTATTACAATGGATGCGAATAATGTATCTTGTTATCTTGATCTTGGAAAGACGACAGTTGGAACTAATACTGTGGCTGAACTTCTTGCCCTTAGTCCTGTAGATGGTTCCATTGTAAATGCAAGAGTACGTATTAAGATTTTGAGTGCTTATCAGCAGTTTAGTCTGTAAATCTTACGAAAGGAATAAATTAAATGACACAGGTACGTGGAGCATTTCAACAGCTTATGACACCTGGGCTTCGTAAGATTTATGACGATGCAACCCAGTACGAGCAGGTTGAAAAGCAATATCCAATGCTTTTCAATGTGGAAACGTCTAATTCTGAATATGAGCAAGATTTGGAAATGGCGCTTCTTGGACCTCTACAATATAAACCTGAGAATACACCTACAGCATATAATGATATGGTGCAAGGTGCTTCAAAGCGTGTAATTCATCTTACGTATTCTTTGGGAGTGCGGACTTCTAAGGAATTGTGGGATGATGATAAGTACGGACTTATTAAAACTGGTCCCCGAGCTTTGGCTCGTAGTACTCGTTTTACTGAGGAAGTTATTGCATGGGGGATTATTAATAATGGATTCTCTTCAAATGTAACAACGTTTGATGGAAATCCTCTGTTCTATAATCAACATGCTTTGATTGGTGGAGCAGCGGCGACTAATATAGGTCCAGGGCTTGCTAATGTAATTAGCGCGGCTGGAACTTATCCCAATCGTCCTGCTACGGATATTGATCTTTCAGTTGCGGGGTTACAATTGGCTACTAACCATGCTAATAGAATGGTTGATAACCAAGGGCTACCTATCAATATTAAGTTCAAGTATCTTTTAATTCCGCCTGAACTTGTATTTATAGCCCGTGAAATACTTGGATCTCCGGGGAAACCGTATACTGGGGATAATGAAATCAACTCATTGCTTGCAGAAGATTACAAGTTTATTGTAGGACGTTATCTTACTTCGAGCGCGGCTTGGTATCTCTTTACCGATAAGAAATATCATGCACTGACTGTATTTATGCGTGAAGCGCCTAATACAGACTTCGATGATGATTTTGATACGGATGCTGTAAAACAGAAGACTCGTATGAGAATGAGTGCATTTTGTCCTAGATGGCAAGGATGTTGGGGAACAAATGCACCGTAAAGAAGAGTTCTAGAATAGCTTAGTGCGGAGCTAAATTTTAGAACTCCATCTCCCAAAGAGGGACAATAGGATACTCGCTACTATTGCTCCCTCGGGAGATGTTAAAGGAATAAATATGGAACTTACACAACCAGTTAAATTGATTAAACGTTGCATGGAATGTGATATTCAGGATGCAATTATTAATTGGGATACTTCAAGATTTTCTAAGGTTAGGTTAATCTTGAACTTTGGAAGTTTTAAAGTTTATTTTCGTATTCGTGGAATAGCAGTACAAGCGAAGAAGAGGGTATTTTTAGAATTATACACTTCCGAGAAAAAATATGCCATATGGTAGAAGAGCACATTCTGGAACAGCGTGGCACTATTGTTGCCGCTGTACTAAAAAGAAAAAACTCGATACCGAATTATGGTGGCAGCGTGGGAAACTTCTTTGTAAAGAATGCCTAGATCAGCCCTATCCTACTAAATCAGGACCGGGTCTTCTTGGGTTTAGGGAAATTGATATTGCAAAGATTTTAGGAGATGGAAAGCCGGAACTTGCACCACCTCCTAAATTAAGAGATCCAAATTATCAAAATGGGGAAGATGATATTCTAATATAGTGGCTTTAGAAACTACATAGTTCAATCATAGGAGATGATATGCCAAGAACAGCAACGACTTATAACCAAGACACCCCTCAACCTGATGGACAGATATTTGTAGGAGCTTCGGAGTTTGTAGATATTGCTGGTCTAGCTACTGTCCAAAATCCGGCGTTAGGTAATTTTAGTTTTGCTCTTGGAGCAACTCATGCTTGTACCTTTGCTGCTAATGTAAGAGAGATTCTTAGAACAGGAGTGCTTGCTACTTTTAGCGGTCCTGGTCAGCAAGCATTCGGAACTGCTGCATCAGTGCCCGGACCTTCCTCAGTTGCGAATACTTCTGGACCTTCGGGAATTGTAGGTTATCCGCCTATTCCAGCAGCAAGTCTGCCTACTCTTTATGGGCCGCAAAAGGTTACAAAAGGTCTACAAGTTAATTCGATTGATGTAATCTATTCATTTACAACTAATAATGGAACTCTTGCTACTGTTGGAGTCACACAGGCGAAGTTTGTAAATGCTACTGCTCTTGCTACAGTAGCACTTCTTGCAATCGCAAATAATGGACTTTCCTTAGTAGCTGCTGCTACTCCTTATGTTAAGAATATTGCAATGACTACGATCAAGATGATTACTGACCCTGATTCAGAACTTATCGTAAATGTAAATTTAACTAGCGGAGCCGGTGGTGGTACTTTCTATGGTGTAGTTTTACACGTATCTTATAATCTCAACTAAAAGGAGGAGAAATGGCATTCACACTTATAGATGGTGGGAATCAAATTATTCTAGATGCTCGTACTGGTTCTCCTGCCGCTAATGTTAATTTCGGTCCTCCTTGTCAAATGAAAGTTGTGGATTTTTGGTGGCAGGATTACATTAGTGCTGGAGATGTTTTACAATTTCAAGATGCAAAAGGCAGACCTTTTGCTATGAAAGGGTCTACTGATTTAGTCCCGATTCATATTGGAAAACTCGATTGGGTAGAAGGACCGTTTACTCTTACAAGCATGACTTCTGGACTTGCATATTGTGTACTTGGGAATAAGTAAAAATGGGAAAAATAATTTCAAGAGGAAAAACCAAAGCTGGAGGACTATCATTCGAGATAGAATATGGCCCTCCGTTTGCTTTGCTAGATTCTAGTGCATTTGCGCCGTATATTAGACCGAATGCACTAGTCTCTTTGAATAATCTTCTTTTAATTGATAATCAGTATGTAGGAGCTTCTTTTACAAATGTTAATACTATTGGAGGAGGATCTCCTACTACTAATTATACTGCTAATGGAATAGGAGATTTAGATGGAGTTGTATTTTCTTGTTCTGTAAGTGCAGGGAATTTGAATGTATATAGTTTAGGGACTGGAATCTTTAGTGGAGTTCCAGTAGTTCCTGTTTTGATGGGAAGTTTTGCTTTAGATGCGGGAGTTAGTCTTGGGCCGCTTACATATATTAATATTAACGGTGTGTGTTATTTCAGTTTTGCTGGTGCTGATAATATATATCAGCATAATAATTCAACAGCTACTGTTCTTACTACATACCTTGGAGCGGCTTATTTAGCGGAACTTAATGGAAGACTTTTAGCTTGTAATGTAACGCAGAATGTAAGTGGAACGATTACTAATTTTCCATACCAGATGGCTTGGAGTGCTCCTGGTGGAGCTTATAATCAGTTTAATCCGTTAGTAGGTGGATTAGTAACTGGAGCTGGGTTTAATAATCTACCTGATGTTGAAGATGTTATAACTGGAGTTTTCACTACTGGACCTACTGCTTATATAGTTAGAAGACAGGGAATTACTGAAGTTACTCCGCTTAATAGCGGAATACAACCATTTGATTTTAATCATTTGTGGGCTTCTCATAAGGGGATTGGAACTGTTTATCCATATAGTTTGGCACAGTATGGCTCTTTTGGAGCATTTATTGCTGATGATGATTTTTATACTATTGGGTATGATGGAATTAATAAGTTTGCAAATTTTGCACGTACTCAACTTTATAATGCAATTGCGAATCAAGGAGTGGGAGTATCTGTAAATGTTAGGTCAGTATTACTTCCTATACTTGTAAATAATAATCCACAGCTTTTTTATGTGATGGTTGTTACTTCACAGAGTTTTAGTAATACTACATTTACTGCTTATATTTATTCTTTTGATACTAAAGAATGGAGTATTATAAGCCACCCTGGAACTCCAGTAACTTCAGTAGCTAATTGGATAGCTTCAATTACAGCAGATGGGTATAATGCTTATTCGACGCCTGGAATTTTAATAGCGCAGTTTGTACAACCTGGGATAGGATCAGCTAATACTTCTTTTTTAAGTATTTTAAATACTCAAGTTTTAGCTCCTTCAGGTGTAAATCCAACTAAGTTAATATTTCCACAGGAAGAAATACTTTTTGGTAGAGATGTTACAGTTGATGGAATTTTAGTATTACTTAATGGTACTACAGGACTGACAGTTCAATTTAGTGTAAATGGAGTTCCATATGGCGCTTCTACTTTATCTGATCTAGCTCCTACAACTGGCTATCAACTTTATCAATTATGGCCTGAAAATGGAATTCCTTTTACTGGAAAATTTCCACAACTTACTATTTCATGCCAGGGAAATGGTGCAAATCAGAGTCTTTTAATCAGCAAGATTTCAATGTTCTGCACAGTAGATGAAGCACAGAGGCCGATATAATGCAAGCGATTAATCCATCACAATCGAATTTTAATAAACCAGAAGGAGCATTAAGGAATGCTCAATCTGTATATAAAGCACTTAATGGAGGAGTTGCACTTGCGCAACCAGCGGGGACCGACGCTAGTGGAGTATATAATTCTTTTGTGCCAGATAATGGAAATGGAGTGATGATTAGAGTTGGAGGGTCAGGTTCTACAGAACCAGTTAAATGGGCAGGATCTAATGTTCCTCTAGCTATAAATCATGGACTTCAAAGACAGCCAATTGGATTTATCGTATGTGATAAAGATGCAACTTGTGATGTATACAGAACTGCTGTGCCAGATACAAATACTATAACTCTAGCTTGTACAGTAGGTACTGTAAATACTACAATTTATATATTCTAGGAATATAGAATGGCCTATACAGTTGGAACAATACAAGCTACGATGCCGCAAATACTTGCTGGAAGGACTTTGCCAGAAGCACAGACGGCGGAGTATATTAGGAAAGCTGTACTTGAACTTACGGAGAATTATAAGTTTCCACAGCTTCAGACTTCAGGACCGAATTATGTACTAGGATTTGGAAATCCTGGACCTTATCCGTATAATGATTTTCTTTCTAGTGGAGATCAGAATTTAGAGATTGAGAAGATAGATTCGTTCTTCATCTATTATCAAACTCCAGTACAGCCACTTACCGCTACAAGCGGAGTAAATCCAGGATACCCTCTTCATTTTCAAACTATTGATACTATGGAAATGGAGATTAATATACTAGGTATTCCTATACACTGGACAAGACATGAAGGGCAAATTTATTTTGGATTTGCTCCAAATCAGACTTATACAGTGTATGCGAGGTATAGAAAAGAGCATCCATTTCCGAATGCGGGAACTCCAGATGCACCTGATGATCCTATTCTGATGCCAAATTCATGGCAGGATATTGTAGAATATGCTTCTTCTCATAGAGCTGCTAAGGATGTTAGACTTTACGATATAGCAGCAGATATACATGAGACGCTTTATGGAGATGCTAAATTTATCAGAACAAATGGAATTGAAGGCAAGCCTGGACTTATATTTGGTAGGACTTCTCAAGAAGAACAAGATCAAACTACTACCTTTAAAATGATGCGAGTAATGAGTAGAAGTTGTATGCGGAGGTAATATGGGAACTGTGCCTAATATTTTTAGCAATATAGCGGCTGGAGACAGCGCCAATGTAAGCCGAGGCATACAGAATCTTGGAATGCCTGTCATGAATAATCAAGGAACTCCAAGTGTAAGTGGTACTCCGATACAAGGTCCAACTTTTGGAGGAACAATTCCTGGACAACCTTCTGAGCCTATATTGAAAGCTGGAAATACTATAACACCGCCAAAAGGATTTGCTCCAGTCAGTGCTCCTTCTCCGTACCAAGCTGAAGTTTCTGCGAGTGGTGGAAGTGGAGTTTTACTTCCTACTGATTCTACTGCTGGATCTAGCGGAGCTTATCCTACTGTTCCAACTGCCGGAACTTCAACGACAGCTACTTCAAGTGGGCCGTTTGCTAATTTAACTTCACAACAGCAACAAGAATTACAGAAACAACTTATTGATATTTACGGCAAGGGAGAAGGTAATCTTCTTAATTCTTTAATCGGAAGTATAGGTGGCGGTGATGATGCTTATCTTCAAGCGTATATTCAAGCGATGGCTGGTCCTAATGCTGAGAATCTTGCAACTCTTAGTTCCTCTTTAGGTAATTCTGGTGTTGGTCCTAATTCCAGTGCGTCTGCTATAGCAACTGCGGATTATTTATCAAATGTAACCTCTCAAGAAGGATTGCAAGAACAGCAATTGAAGATGAATGATTTGCAGCAGTTGATGAGTTTAACTCAGGGTCTTCAAGGAGGATCAGCTTCGGAAGTATCTTCTGGAGGTTTTTTAAATGATCTTGCTTCTGTAACTTCCAGTTTGAGTAATTTACTTCCATTTAGCAGTGGTGGGAATAAAGGAAATGCGGGGAATGTATCTACTAGTGGAGCCGCAGCTTCTACTAATCCATTCGCAGGTTCTACAGCAGCAGCGCCACTAGGAGAAGGAGCTATTCCTTTAGGAGAAACAGATACTTCTGCTCTTCCTGATCTTTCTGGAGAACTTGGAGATTCAAGTGATCTAGCTGATTTAATTGGTGCTGGAGTATTTATTTAAGGAGCTTATATGGCTGGTTCGATACCTCTTCCAGATTTACAGCAGCCTCAACAACAACAGCAGCAAACTGCTACTCAAGGGGTTGATATTTTAAATGAACTCCTTAAACAGAGACAGCAGCTTACAGATCAGATAGGGCCACTTTATAAGCAAGCCACTATTCCTGTTGCTGGAGGTGGAGCGGGAACTTCTCCGCAACTTGCACTAAGACAGATTCAACCATTTCAACCAGCACCTTTAATAGAAAGACCAACTGTAGGAGCGAGGTCAACTCGTGATAAAGGTATTGCGAATACTATCATCGCTGCTTCTAATGTGGTGGGGCAGTATAGGGAAAAGCATGAACTTGAACAACAACGAGTTCTTGCTGTGGATCTTGAACGGGTTTTTCAAGCACAGGATGGAATTAGAGAAGCACAGCAGACTTTGCAATTGGATCCTAATAATGCTGATGCTAAACAAACAATTCAGAAGAATACTAATATTATCGACGCCATGCTTTCAGATCCGAAACGGCGCAAACAGTTCGAGAAAGCACTTGATATAAGTTTCACTGATCCTTCAAAGAACGATCAAATGGAACATGGGGCATTGCAAAAAGCAGCGCAGTCTTATAGTCAGCAGTTTGAAAAACAAGTACCTCAGCAGATGCAACCTAACGTTGTTGCACAACAAAAACTCGCTCTCATGACGGCGCAGCAACAATCTATAGATAAGATGATTGGGCAAATTACTCCGACGCTTTTGAGAGAGCAGGGTGAACAACAGAGAACGAAATTTATACAGGAAAGTGAAAATGCAAGAGTGGAATTCACTCAGACTTCCGAGAATGCACGAGCACAATTTAATGCTACAGAAGCCTACAAGAGAGTTATAGATGCTGCTAATCTTCATGGCAATTATATGATAAAAACTACCGCCATGAAAAATGCTCAAAGTGCGGCTAATACCGCAGCTATCACTGAAAGATACATGGATGGAATTAAAGCTAGGGCTGATAATCCAATGGCACAATTGAGATATAGTTCTGGTATAGCAGCTACTTTAAGGGCTAGAGTAGAACAAATTAATAACGACACAAAGAATTTGCTTAATCGAAAATCTATACTAGCAGGGCAACTAAAATCTAAATTAATGTCCGCAGATGATTTTAATCAACAATCTAAAGACATACAAGATCAACTAGATGCTTTGAAAGCAGAAAGCAAAAGTCTGCAAGCACAATTTGATGCAGCTAATTCTTACTCTGAGAATCTTATGAAGGGATTACAAAGTGGGAACATCAGATCAACTACCGAGTCTTCAGGATCTAGTTCCGAGTTTGAACAAGTCATCGGACCAACAGAAGATACCGAAGGTACAAGTTTCAACTCCGACAACTACTAAACGTAGTGCTTTTGATACTTTATTTTCAAAAGATACAGGTCGAAATGAACTTTTTGGTGTTACATCTTCTCATGGTCAGGATGTTAAAAATGCCAGATTTAAGGCAGTAACTAATCCTGAAGTTAAAAATCCTCTTACCTTTACCGACCCTGATGATCGTCACGCTGCTATTCTAGCACGAGCGGATAGAATTGTAAAAAATCCAAAATTTCAAAAACTCTCTCCTCAAAATCAGGAGAGAGTTTTGACAGATTATTATGATAAGTATGTACAAAAGGGATATAACATGGGAGGATTGGAAGCTCCAGATAAAGGTACGTGGATTCAGGAGCTTCCTAAGTTGTCTAATGCAGGAAAACTTACGGAGGAATATTATTTCCCATCTACCAATCATAAACAAGCTATGGATACTGAAGCTGGTGCGATTCAGGCACTAGACCAGATTCATTATGGAGGTGTTAAATTATCGAAAATGGCCGCTCAAAGTATGCTTGGGCTTGGACATTTATTTCATATTACTTCTGATGAAGATTATAAGAATTTAAAGCAGAATATAGATCAAGTAGCTCAACAGCGCATTGATAGGATCTCCCAGGATTCTACAAACGAGGCTACTTTTTGGCTACAGGCTCATCCCTCAAAAAGTTGGACTGGAAAGATAGATTCCTTTATTGGAGAGAATCTAGTTCAACTTCCCTTTTGGGAAGCTATAGGTTCAGCGCGAGTTGGAGTTATCGGTGTTACTACTTTAAAAGCTCCTGAAGTAGGAAAAGTAGCTAATCTTACAAAATGGCTTGCTACAAATGGAATGGGTAAATTTGTAGCTAATCGTCTAGATCAAGCTACAGATGCTTTTCTTGGTTCAGTATTATCTGGACAAGGTGAAATTAGTACACTTATTAATACTATGTTTGCTCCTACTCTTGGAGGAATAGCTGATATAAATAGTTATAGAGCGGCTAATCAAATTGCTAATGTTTCTAAACAAGTGATAAAAGGCTGGATGGGAAAGACCATTGCAATAGGAGGAAGGCCATTAGTAGATGTCATAGAGAATCAAGCAGCACACGAACTTTCTTCTTTCGTTATTGCAAAAACATCCGATGGAGGTGAAATAAAACTTGTACCTGAATCTAGAGAATCTGGACACATAGAAGCTAATGGATTAAAGGTTCCGTATAAGACTTTAGGAGAGCAGCAAAATCTTGTCTCAAAGATATTACAAAACCACAAACAAGTAGATCCAGTACACTTCAATCTTATAAATACAGGAAAAGCAACACTATCCCAACTTGCACAAGAAAGATATGGAAAAACTTTCGCTGAACTTAATAAAGGGCAGCAACTAAATGTAAGAAAGCAATTTCGTAAATTAGCTTCTGAGGCTACGGATGAACTCCCGTTACATAATCCAGACTTTGCTAAAACGCATATTGATAATCAACTCGCGGAAGATGCGAAGCAAAATCCTAAACTTGCACAACGAATTGCAGAAGCAGAAGCAGCTTCAGGGATTAAAGTATCAAGCGCACTTCAGGAAGATGAAGCTACGAAAATTGAAAAGCAGACAGGAATACAGAATTCTCAGGCAGTTGCATCGAAGGTTAAAACAGTAAAGAATCCCGTGCAATTATCGAAAGCTACTAAAATAGCAAGAGAAGAGGAACCTAGGAAGTATGTTCAATTTAAAGTTGATTCTCTTTCGTATCTTAAGAATTATGCCAAAAAATTCAAAGGCGAAGCATCCAAAGGTCTTACATCTGAACTTAGAGACATGGACGAGCCCAGGGAGTTCTCACGAGCTTTGCAAGAACAAATGGGAGCCGGAGATATAAGATTTGAAAATGAGAAACATGCTCTATTATGGGCAAATCAATTCAGAGATCAGCTTCCAAAACCGTTTCAAAAACAATTACAAAATGCTCTACATGAAGCAAACCCCGGGGAATATCAGAGAGACTGGGATGAGCAAAGTAAAAATCTCGCTAATCATATGGAGGATCTGGCACAGACTGGAAGATTGTTTTCTCAAGGTAATGTTTTTCGTTCTACTCAAGTAGAACAGTGGACTAATCAAACTGCGTGGCAAAGACAGTTACAGAAGGAAGTTGAAGATGTTGAGCTTGCTAGACTTCAAAAAGTTTTATACAGGTATCCTGAGATAAAGAAAAGCGCAGTTCAGCTTACGAAGCAACTTCAAAAAGCACGCAGAATGAGTGAGAATGCTGGGACTTATAAATATATAAGTGATGAAATTCGTAGGGAGAAAACAATAGCAGATTGGAAAAGAGTAATGAGGGTAAAGGATAAATAAAATGCCAGAAATTCCTCAAGCACTAACTGATGCTGTTGAAACATTTGGAAAAGATATATTCGATAAAGCAGCACAGACTTCTGTGGGAAAGAAGATTGGAACTGTATTTGACCAAACTTCACACTTCAGAAATATGCAATCTGGTATGAGTGCTACTCCAGCAGGGGCTAATCTATATAAAATCCTTAAAGAAGATTATGAGCCTGCTGTTGATAAAGCGCGTCAAGGATTAGTAAAGGCCCAACAAGGAGCAGCGCAGCCTTTAAAAGCACATGAGATAGAAGCACAAGCGAGAAATATAGGAAGAGTAAGTGCTTTTGGAAGAAACGATGCTCTTGCAGTGCAGCATATAAAGTGGGCAAATCAAACTCATGGATTAGCAGCTGCTCAATCTTTAGCGGATCATCTACATGTATATCTCGGAGATACTGTAGAACGCGAGATTGGCAAAAATCCAATGAGACCAATAAGTTCTACTAATCCAGTAGTAAAGAAATTATCTGTTTCTAGGTTTAAAGAGAATGTAAGTTTTAATAAAGAAAATAGAGTTCCTATAAATACAACTGCAATATACAAACCAAAGACTCCCTTGGAAGAATCTTTAGTAAATAAAGCAGTAACAACAATGGCTCCAGCTATTGCGATCTCGCATTTAAGTACTCCTTTTAATACAATGTTGGGTGCTCCACTTACTAGCTTGGCTAAAGGATTAGCAGATGTTATAACTCCCGGTGGGTATAGAGCAACTAGAGATGCACTTTTAGATTCAGGAGTTCTTGCTCAAACAGCACTTCAAATGTATAGAGAACACGAGGTATTTGAAAGTGGAAGAATTGCAAATTGGACAGGATCTCCACAACTCGGATACATACTTAATAAAGCTATACACGCTCCAGGATTCAACGCTTTACGTCGTTGGACTATTGCCTTTAGTGGAGCAACAGCAACTCATAGCGCAGACTACTTTGCACAAAGGCTGGTTGCTAATCCGGCGGACAGACTTTCACAAAGAGCTTTGAGAGAAATGGGAATTGCACCTTCTGAAGTACTTGCTCAAGGTGGAAAACTTAGACCGGAGCAAATTGAGAAGGCTGTTTATAGATTTGTAGATGATAGAGTATTTCTTAATACTAAACTTGATAGATCTTATGCTGGAATTTCAAATCCATATATGAGGATGGCTACACTCTTCCATTCATATGTCTCAGCACAAGGACACTTAATAAGTAGAGAATTAGGAAAGATGTGGAAAACTGGAGATATAGGAAATATAGTACAGACTCTCTCAGTTTTGAGTGTTGTATTTCCAGCAGTCGGGCATTTAATCGGGGGTACTGAAAGACTAGCAAGGGGTCAATCTTTTAAAGATCCTAAGTATGATTCTGAAAGTGCTGTTGCTAAGTATTTTGATAATGTATCTCACATGGCTGGATTTGGGGTGGGGCAATCCTATATTAACGGTGCTCTGCGAGATCGCCTTGCTTCTGTAATGCTCGGTCCAGTTGGTAATGTCGCTGTTTCTACAGTTTCGGATTCAGTTATGGCTTTAGCAGGGAAAAAGAGTTTTAAACAACCTGCTAGAGATATAATGTATTACAGTTTACCTGATAATCTTGGGAAGATTCTAGCACATCAAGTTCTTCCTACAACCGCGGAGGAAAGTGCAAAGAAGTTTCATAAACTCAAACTCAAACCTGGTTTTAAAAAATTGAAGAAAGGATTTTAAAATGGCTGGACAATCTTCACAACTCACTCGTAAAGAATCAGCACGGATGCAAAAAGCTGCTGCAATTATGGAAGCAACCCCGGGAACTTCAGGTTCGGGAATGGAACCTGAATGTCATCCTGCTACACCTGGAGTAAAGAAAAATCCAAGTAGTTCTAAAGGAAAGTAAAATGAAAATAGCACTCAATTCATACTCTGGTTATGGCGCTTGGTTTATATTGAAGTTAATTTCAGAAGGACATAGTGTTGATTATTTTCTGTCTGAGCCAAAGTATTTAGGAGTGCTATATGGATTAATACCTGAAGCTAAATTGCTTGATCTAGATCATAGAAGGAGTCCAGATAATTACAGAACTGGACTTCCTTCTTATGATAAGTATGATTTGAGTGTCTTTGATCTTACTGGACGGAAAAGACAAGCAGATCATTCAATACAAAACTGCCCGACTATAGGAGACGGTACTTTTCAATGTTTTCTTGAGGATGATAGATTAGGTGGCCTCAAGTTAATGGAGGAGGCAGGTATTTCAGTTCCGCCGTATCAATCATTTACGGATGTAGGAGAAGCAAAAGCATTTGTAAAAAAGACTGGTAAGAGATATGTATTTAAACCCGATGGAGGACAAGACCAAGCAGCAGAATCTACTTATGTTTCTAAGGATGCTGAAGATCTTCTAGAATACTTTGATAAACTTGAGCAAATATCTAAAGGAGCCTCTTTCATACTTCAAGAGTTTATCCGAGGAACCGAAGTTTCAGTAGAGGGTTGGTTCAATGGAGAAGATTTCTATTGCTTGAATAGTACTCTAGAAGAAAAGAAATTCATGAACGACAACGTAGGTCCAAATACAGGATGCTCAGGAAATCTTGTATTTACTATTTCTCCAGACGCTAAGATATATAAGCAGGGACTTGCTAAAGTCAAACCAATTCTCCAACAATATGGTTTTAGAGGAATGATTGATCTAAATACAATCGTGACTGAAGATAACATCTACGGTCTAGAATGGACACCGCGCTTTGGATATGATGCTTCTGCTACATTCATTAACATGTATGCTGGAGGTTTTGGAGAACTTTTAAAACGCACAGCTAGAGGAGAAGTGCCTGAGCAAAGTTGGAAGGCTGAGTTTGGAGTTTCAGTCCGGTTATCAATTCCGCCATATCCGACTGAAATGAGAATGCCTCAGCATAAAGGAATTCCGATTAAAGGAATTGATCCTTCAGATATGCAAACACTTCTTAAAACTTATTTGTACGATGCTTATTTCATAAAGAATCATCTAGAAGTAGCAGGCTATTCAGGTCTAGTAGCCTGCCCGATTGAAGTAGGAAGCTCTATTATAGAAGCATTCGGAAAGTTAGAGGATACAGTTAAAAGAATCCAAATCCCTGATATGCAATACCGCACTGATATACAAAAGAGTGTTACTAAAAGATACACTGAATTAGATAGGATGGGACTTCTATGAAGCGAGTACAATTTAGTTTATTCGAAGATTGTGATCCAGATGTGACTCCATATTGGTGGGTATGAAATGAAAAAAGAACTCCTGAAGATTTTTCTCCTTCTCATAGGATTTACGATCCTATGTTCTATAGGAAACTGTCAAATTAGTTTCAGTCCTGTAGCTGGAACTTACGGTACTACACAGACAGTTACTATAACTTGTAGTACTCCTAGTTCTAGTATATGGTATAGGATTGATGGACAGGCAGCTAATCCTACAGATACATTATATACTGGACCACTTACTGTTAGCACAGGTCAGACTATAACAGCAAGTTGCGCTGCTACTGGGTATACTAATGCTAATTCTCAGACAGCTAATACAAATTGGAAGATTAATGCTCCAGGAGCGCCAATTACTTTCAATGGCTGGACTGCTACTTCTTCAGGAGGAACTAGTGGGAGTGTTAGTAATTTTAACTTTATTGCTGGCTCTCCAGGAGTCCAAACTTGTTCTTCTATAAATAATATAGGTACGGATTCTTCTTGTTTATGGATCAATACTTCCACAGCGACTTGCGATTCTTGTACTCATTTATATCATCATGAAGTATTTCAAGATTCTACGAATGCTACTTCAGCAAGTGCTGGAATAGATGTATCCGAATTTGATGCTGGGCAATGTTGTGATAATACTACGAATGCTTTACATCTAGCTTCAGTAAAATGTAGTGCTAATCATGGAAATGTTCTAGAGATTGATTCTCAGAGCTTTTCTGAAGTAACTACTATTCCATGTACTATAGGCATTCCTGTAGATGTAACCGTAGCTAGTCATTGGACCCTTGGAGATACAAATTGTGGCGGTTATGGTTGTATGACGTTTGATTGGATTAAGTATAATGGTACAACTTACCCCTTTCCTGCATATTGCGCAAGTGGTGATACTTATTGCCCCAATTATCCAATGACGCCGCAACCTACATATACACATTTTGCTGCTAATAAGCAAGATCAAGAATATATGAAAACTACTAGTGCTGCTGGAGTAAGTCCAGTAACTACGACTAGAACTATTACAACTGACAATGTAACTGTGACTGAAAGTGCTTCCTCTTCAGCTTCTGCTACTTATATTATAGGTTCTCCTTCCACAACTACTACAGTAACAGGAACTGTAGTGGATTCAGATGCTCAACCCTGGATAGGGGGTACTCTTAAATTACAATTTATCCCAAATCCCAACCAGCCGAATATTGGAATATATAACATAAACGGAGTTCCTTTAAATCCTGCATTGTTAAGTTATAGTACCACTTTAGATAATTCAGGAACTTTTTCTATTTCAGGAGTGTATGATAATACTCAAGTATCTCCCTCTGGAAGCACTTGGGCTATAACAGTCATTCCAAATGCTTCTGTTTTACCTACTTCACTTGCTCCTATTACAATTTCGGGAAATACTCAAAATGTAAGTAATTATATTAATTCAAATATAAAAGCTCCTAGATTTGCTGCTCATGGAGCTAATGCGTTTGGTTATATTGACAAAGAAGCTACTCTTAATCCCGTACCTGGAGGTTCTTATTTTAATGTAATTAATATCGTATGTAAACAATGGACGGGTACAGCTTTTCAAAATTGCAATGCAGGAGCTACTGCAACTCCTTATCCTCCAGCTTTTGCTATTCAAGCAGCGAATTCATCAGTTAATGGTCCAATAGCTGATCCTGGGATAACGATTAATACTGCAACGCATCAAATTGGTGTAGCGGGAAGAACTACACTCAATACTTACACACCTGAATTTTATGGTGCTGTACATGATGCAATTATACTCACAGATGCCAACTGCACTGCTGGTTCTACTACAATATCGACTACAACCAGCACCCCCTTTACCTCTACAGCAGTAGATGGCGGAAAAACAATTGTGGTCACCGGATGCGGGCAATTAAGCGCCGTTGCCAATTCCAATGGTGCAGGGCTTATTCCAACTGCGTTTGTTTCAACTATTGCCAGTGTTATTGATTCTCAGCACGCTATTATGGCTGCTGCACCTCCAAGTAATACTGGGACTGTTACAAGTATTACTTATGTTTCTGGAGTTACAGGTGTTGGCAGTATAGGTTCAACTTGTACATTGACACTTCCTAATGGTGGGACTGCTGCTTTACAAATGACTGGTAGTAATAGTTTCGCCCCGCCTGCTGGATTAACTTCGATACAAGCAAAAATTAGTACTTTAGATACAGGGGAGGCTATTCCTCCAACATCAGCAACTGTGACAAATGGCACGGCTACAGGTTGTACTGGGCCTGCTGTTATAACTACAACTCTTGCTCCTTCGTCATGGTCGAATCAGTGGGCTGCATTTGGTACAAATGATCGAAATGCTATTAATTCATGTATACAATCTGGCACGGTTGCAAGTGGGACATGTCATTTGCTAGATGGTGCTCAATATATGGTAAGTACGCCTGCTGCTGGTCAACCTAATGCTGGAGTAGCGACTATATCTATTAATAACACAAATGGTGGAATTAAGCACGGTCTTATAGATGGAAAAGCCCAGTTGATCTTCGCGCCGACGACTCCGCACACCGCGCTCCAAGATGACTCGCTTTTTTATATTTATTCGACATTGAGCAATTGCGCCTCTGGGAGCTATTCGCTTTGCCCGATTACCAGTTCTCCGATTCCAGAAGGAGCGTTGAGTTTTACGGCAGAATATTCAGCAGACGTGGCGAGTCTACAAAGAGGACAGTGGCTTCTTCTTTCCGATGCTTACTCCGCGTTTGGCGATCTGGCGTACATGGACTGGGTTCAAGTAGCTAGTGTTTCTGGAACTACAGTAAATTTAATCCAGCCGACCAGAATGAACTTTCCGTGCGCCGAGGCTATTGTTCCAGGCACTACTGGTTGTGGCTTTCGAGTGGTTTCCAATCTCACCCAAAATGTAACTCTGCGAGATTTTGAGATTACGATACCCAATCTCCAAGACCCAAGTGGTACGGGGCGTTCAATAAATGCCATTGGCACAACGGCTACGATGGGCCTAACGCTGGATAAGGTGAAATGCTCGAATGCTTCTCAGAGCTGCTTTGGCGGGCAATTCGCTTACGGAACCACGCTTGATAATGTCGATTGGAAAAGCGAATTGCAGGTTTCCGAATTAGCTTCGTTCGTAAATCTTACGATTCGTGGGAGCACTTTCGACAAGCAAGCGTCTGCTCTTAATCAAAACCTGTCAGCTTGTGCTGCGGGCACTACGGCAACAGGCCTCGATATTGATGAGGGAACGGGATTTTACAGCATAACGGGCAATACTATCCCTCAAATGTGCGGAACCGGCATCGGTGGACAATTTAATCACGACGGCTCTATATCTGATAACGATATTGGTTGGCAGCAATGCCAAGGGTCGCTTTGTGCTTATGGATCTGCCTGCATAAATTTCGTGGGCGGCTATAGAAACTCGATCCACGATAATACTTGTGCCGGAGCCACTTCCATAAACGGGCAAGCCATAGTTATGGCTAATAGCGGAACTCCTGCAATTACTTCTGCGGGAAACAGCATGTTTAACAACAAGTGCAACACCGCTAACACCACTGACTATCAAGCTGGTTGTTACCGTATACCTTTTGGGCCGACTGATTTCATACAGACTCCAAACGGCCCCACGCCTCAAAGTATTGAAACTAATGTGCGAGTAGTAGGAGCAAATGTAGCCTCACAAAGTGTTTTTGAATTGTGGGGACTGCAATCCGTACCGCCTTCCAGCCCAATTGTTCAAGACAGCATTGGGACGAGATATTCTAACACGGGAATATTTAACGCATTCAATGCAAGTCCTACGCAAACCGGACTAGATAATTGGCATCAATATTATGCTAGTTTTCCTTCATCTGTAAGCACATTAGATAATACGGGATTCCACTTTTACTATGCGCCAGCTTCATCTGCGGATGCGGCATTTGCTACCTTCTTTCCTACTCAATTGTTCCAAATACCTTATAGCGGTGGCCCGATTTTCAATTCACTTATCGGCTCGGGAACTCGTTGTTTGCAGACAGGGTCTAATGGAGCTGTATCGGCTACCTCATCTACTTGTGCAAGTGGTATTCCAATTCGTGCAGGTATAGTACAATTTGTAGCTACTAATACTCCCCAAGTAGTTACATTTACATCTGCTTTTTCTTCTGGTTCTCCTGTATGTACTTTAACACCCGAGTCTGATCCGACCACGGCTGGAGGATATTGGGTTACAAGTCCTTCTACTTCCGGTTTTACTGCTAATATTACTAATTCAGCGACAATCATATTTAATTATAGTTGTGTTATTAACAATTCAAATTAGTTATCAATAATGGAAAGGCAATACAATGAGAAGATTGTGCATTTATATACTACTAATACTTACTAGTTTGAGTATGTTTGCTCAAACTTCTCTGAAACAATTCTATACTACTGTAGTAGCTGCTGACAGTGGTATTAATTTAATTAATAGTCCTTCAATATATCATCAATTAGTATGGAGAAGAACTGGTACTTTAAGTAGTTGTACCGTAGCTTTAGACTCATCTGCTGATGGTGTAACTTGGTCTGCTGGTGGAGTTATAACTGGTCAAACTTGTACTACAAATGGACAATCTAGTGTTATTAATAGTGTAGTAAATTATGTTCGTATTAATGTAACTGCTATTTCTGGAGGAGGTACTATTAATGTCACATATCAAGGCTTTGCCTCTTCTGGAAGCGGTAGTGGCATAACTGCTTTAACTGGAGATTGTACTGCTACTGGTCCTGGAAGTGCTGCTGTTACTTGTACAAAAACAAATGGTACAGTTTTAACTAGTGCGGCTACTACAGCAATTGGTACTTCTGGTGCTACAATTCCTCTTCTTAGTACGGCAAATACATGGACGTTAAGCCAGACATTTAGTGCTTTATTAACTGCTAGTGCAGGATTAGCACTTCCAAGTGGTCAAACAGTATGTTGGAATAGCGATGTTTCACTTTCTCGCAACTCTGCTGGCGTGCTTCAAGTCGGAACATCGTGCAGCGCTGGAGCAGCAGGCCAGTTAAATCTAGCAAATTTAACAGTTACAAGTGTCGCGTCCCTCGGGAATAACGCTTACATACGAATCTTCAACGGTTCAACATATGATGTCAGCCTTTATCGAGTAGGTGTTAATCTCCTAGCCATCGGAAATGGGGGTGGTAGTGGCTTTGGTTCTATAGAACTGCCTTCTTTGGTTCAAAGTGCAGCTAGTTCTACGGGCGGTACTTGTACCATGACTACAACTAGTTGTACTGTTACCATTGGACATACTTATACAACTCCAGTTTGTATAGCTACAGAACAAGGAACAGGAGCTATTGCAGGTTCCTGTGGAGTGTCAGGAACTACTGTAACAATTACAGCAGCTTCTTCTAATACTGGAACTTGGGGAGCTTTGGTATTTGGGAATCCAAATTAGGATTGCAAAATTAAAAAGGCTCCTCAATTAAGAGGAGCCTTTCTTATTGCGCTGTACCAGAAGTATTGAATGTCAGGGTAGGAGTTGTGGAGTTACTATTTATAAGCAGAGTTGCAGTAAAAGTACCAGTTTTAGTTGGTGTGAATTTTATAGTTAAAGTTACTGTTTGTCCAGGATTTAAACTAAGTGGAGCTTTCGCTCCAGTAAAAGAATAGTAACTTCCTCCTATACTTAGATTGGTAATATTAACTGGTTGAGTACCTGTAGAAGAAAGAGTTACGGTAGTAGTTATAGAAGTATTTACTGGAATAGTACCAAAATTATAATAATTATTACTTTCATTCAGGTATATAGTTCCAAGGGCAGCTTGTAATTGAGCAACAGTTACACAAGTCCATCCATTCATAGCGTCCCAATTTAAACCAATAGCAGGATTACAAGTAGGCGGGATAGATACTTGAGTTGTGTTTGATGAAGAAGATTCTGCTGTATTAGTCGTACCTGTAATGAAATAGCAATATGTAGTAGCAGGAATTACTGCATTATCTGCGTAGGATGTAGGAGTTGCTGAGGTAAGTACGATTAATTTACTGAAGTTAGGAGTGAGGGGATTTATACTAACACTAGAAGGACAATTCTCTACTGCTTTATAAATATTATACCCAGTATCATTAGCTCCCGCTGTCCATTCTAACACCGCAATTCCACCTGGCTGTGAGTTTATAACAGGTGGCGTTTGTGAAAAAATAAGGGCACTGTTCATAAGTGCCCCCCAGATAATTAGAAATGCTTTTTTCATACTATCCTCTGAAATCATCTTGAGTTTCGTAGTCTATAAAGTCCCTTGCTGCAATTTCTGCACCGTACATAACGCAGAGGGGTTCGTGTTCTCTCATGATTTTTAAACGAATATTTCCTTTTATTGGAAGGAATGTTCCTATATGTGGGCTGAATACTACTCTGGCTCCGAGGCGGACTTTACAATCTGGATCGTTATATGATTTACACTTTTCTCCCACTGAGACAACAACCCCACTAGTAGGAAGAGATTTTGACATCTCAGGAATTATAAGAATCCCACCTTTTCCTCCACAAGTAGAGCAAGTTTCTTCCTTATCTTTGCCTCCTTCTACAATGGATTTGGTTATAATTTTTCCAGTCCCACCGCAATCAGTACACTCATATCCACTCTTATAATGATCTATAAGCACAATAATCTTATCCTCAACAGCCTCAAGATTAATTCCAAGTGCGGTCAAATTAACTACATTATATCCATCATGGATGACTTCGCCCATTACTTACTCCTATTACTTTAAAATAAGTACTCCCACCTTGTTCAAAGGTGGTTACAAAACCAATCATCAATAATAAATTCAAAATTCGATCTAAAGTTTCAGGATTTACATTCCTATGTAGTTGTTGTAAAATATCCCTTCGAGAAGCAAACCCCCTTCGTTCTAGAAATAATTGAACTTTACCAGTTTGATCTGCTATATCAGAATCGCCTACTCCACGAAAAGCGCGGTCTAGAGAGTCGAGGACTCCTTTTACAGCATTTATAGAGTTAATCATACAAACTTCGTCTATAACCAAATCATCTCTCTCAGCGGCGCTGAATGTAATCGCTACCTTAAAAATATGAACGTGCATTCTACTCTTAAAGTACGCAACTACTTCTGAATCTGTCTCTACTGGAGTTGCTAATTCCTTAAATGCTTTTTCAAATCTCCATTTCGCAACGTCCGTGAAAGTAACTGGGCCTTTTAAGTTGGAGATGTGTTCTAAATCTTGCTCCAGCTTATCTTGAAGCAACCTTCCTCCTTTAATGTCATCAACACTTTTCGGCCACGGTAAGCGTTTAGAAGTGCTTTCCGCATACACGAAGAGTGTACGAGCAGTGAAACCACTATTAATAGCAGCAGTAGCATCTTTGTTGAGTTTTCTGATATACTCAGGAACGCAAGCTCCGATAAGGGATGTGCACATTCCTTTAATAAATGCACTTCCAGAATTTTTTGTGTCATATTCATATTCTCCTCTATCCCATGCTTCACATAAAAAAGGAAGCATCCAATCACTACTTGTTAATAAGATTGGTAATTCCAAAGATACGAGTGTAGCTGACGAATCTTTTCCAAGCACCAGAGAGCCATTTGCCGATATTTGTGCAGCAGCCGGAACACCATTAGCAAGCCTTTCAATAATTTTTGGAGCAGTAATTCTATCAGAGATAAGATTAATAAGTCCACTTGCACCATTTTGTGTTTTAGCTCTTTCATACGCATATCTTATAGATTCTCCTTTCCCAATTCCCGGTGGTGCGACTAATACTATATACTGATTCGGATAAATTGTGTATGTCCCATACTTTAGATAGACCTTATTCTTTAAAACCGAACTAACTACTGAAATAGCCGCCCAAACATGAAAATGCCTTGGACTCATAGAAATTTGATCTACTAAAGTCGCAAGATTTGTTATCCAATTTCCTTGAACCTGTCGAGCCATTGAGCATGACCTATTTACCTAATAATTTATATTTACTAATAAATTCTTCACATTCTTTCTTAATATCACACTGTATTTTATTTTGTATTCTAGCTGTCATTATATGTTTTGGGCTTTTCCGTATATGCTCTTTTCTTGTCAACAATTCAAGATGCTCAGGATTAACACAAATTCTAAGTTCGCATTCGTGATGAAGGTCATAGCCTTTAGGTTTTTTACCATTCAAGAATTCCCAAATCCATACATGGGCTTTATAATATTGATTATTGAAACTAAATTTTCCATAACCAGAAGTGGATGTTGATAATTTCCAGACCCAGCAGGGAGTTTTGTAACCTCTATCTTCTACCCTATACTGTTTGTGAAACCACTCCTGCATGTTCTTTAACGGTCGTGACATTAAGATTCTCCGTAAGTTTGTCTAAAGATTCTTTTATTCCTTCTTTAGAATGATTTTTTATTTTTTGTGTTTCTGCAAAATTAAAACCAATTTCAAATTCCACTGGAATGTTAATTGTGATTCCATTGTGGAATATTATATCTCTATTATAACTTTGTTCTATATGCACAAGTAATTCATATATGTCATCTATATTATATGGAATATCAAAACATAATGAGTCATGACATTCTTGCACTAGAAATCTTTTAGGCAAAGCTAGATTAGATTTAGTCTCCATATTAAATAGCGCAAATCCGTTATTATCTCCTACAACGGATTGTGGAATATATGAATATGCTTCATTAAGAATCGAATAATTAGAATCATTAGGTCTAAGTCCTAAGAACTGTCTTTCCCTACCAAAGGGAGTTTTTAGTATACGAGTTTTAAAAATTTCATTCTTAATATATTGATGAAAAATTAAATCAATCTCAGGTTCTAATTGATTGGCTTTGTCTAATAAAGCTTGACAAGCAGTTTCTGGAATTGAATGTCCCTCAGTTGCTAAACTCTCAGACATCCTCTTTCCTCTCATGCCATAATTATTAGCATGTCCCACTTTTTTCCCTAAATAGTATTCAATAGAGTCTTTCCATTCTTTCTCACTTCTTGTGCTTGCGCCAATATTAAAAATCCAAGACGCTCGTTTGATATGTCTATTGACTCCCTTTCGCATCTCTTCGAGAGCTGTATGATTTTCAGCCAAGGCGCTAACGGGCCATTCTTCCGCGGACTTCTGATCCACCATGAGGAAAATATTCCCAGGTCGCGCCACAAGGCATCTTCTAAAAACTTCGGAAACTTTTCCATGTTTCGGAAAGTTTTGAGCGTTGTTCCCGAATCCAAAAGTATGCTTTCTCGAAGAACGCCTTCCAGTAAGAGTACCTGCACAGTTGTAGTTGCTAAGATATAACAAGAGCCCGTCCGGCGATTGATACTGCAACGCACTGAGATAGGAGCTTTTGAGCTTACCCAATTCTCGTACTTTGAGAATAGCTCGTATTGCAGGATCACCCCCCACGTGTTTGAACTGGTTTTCAACAAGCATCTTTTGAAGAGCGAGTTCTCCGGTTGAGTAGTTTGACTCGTATTCTCCGCTAGTGTTTTTCTTAGTGATTTTTGGAACGTTATATCCGAGGGATTGAAGTTTTTGAAGTAGCGCCCTCTCTCCTTGTGTGGCATTTAGGTTTACCTCGCCTTCGCTATCATTTGAGTTTGCTGCTCCTATAAAGACATGTGAATTCCACTGTTGAGAAGCTATAGCTAGATTTTTTTGTATTTCTTGATCTACAAATATATTGGCTTCTATTAATCTATCCCTATCTAGATATACACCTCTATTGTCAATTTTATGATAAATTGCTTGTAAATGATGCAGGTATGTGTTTGTTATTTTACATTCCATCTTTTAAAATCCCCTGCAAAACCTGATTTATGTCTACCTTTGACTACACAATCTCTGATATTATCACTTTGTGTTCCCATAAATAAATGTTCAGGATTAAAACATTTTCGAATATCACATTTATGTAATACATTTAAGTTATCACTATACTCGTCTGATCTATATAGTTTCATACTTAATCTGTGTACAAAAATATGTCCTTGATCGTAATGAATTACACCATATCCTTTATTATTCAAATGTCCTGTAAATATCCAGCAGCCATTTGAATCTATTATACGCTTTTTTAATAAGCGTTTTTCGATCTTTTGTCTAATACTACGTGTCATCATGATTTAATTACTCATTTTGGAGTCTGTACACATCTCTTGTAAAGCTATATCTTGAGCTTGTTTTAGTTTCGCAGCTTCCATTCGCATTCTAATATCTTCTATATCAAACATCCCAAGTCTATTTTGCCATAATTGCATTAGGCCAATCATATCTCCACTTGTCATTCCATTAGATGCTGTACTGTGTCTTATATTGGTATCCTCAATTATGACAAGGATTCGTGCAGTAGGAAGGAGTTTGTGCATTTCATCTACGAATTTATTAGCATCTACAGATACTTTAATAATCCGATTATCCTCTTCGATTATTCCTTGCATTTCTCCTCCATATATTTAAAATATGCTTCGATTCTTTCTTCGTGGAAGTTTTCTATAAACTCAAGACCATCTTTCTTCTTCTGTAGGCATTTCATTCCAATAGCCGAATGACAGACAGGGCAAACCATATGGATAGCATTGGTTTGCAAAGTAGCTTCATAGATCAAACAAAGTTCTGCTGTTTTAACTCCAGCAGTACTCAATAAACCTACTAATCTACTCTGTGTCTGTACTACTGGATAATTCGCTACTAGAGTTATTAGCTCCAGTATTTGCCTTAGCCTTTGCCCTCTTAAGCTCTTTGAGCAAATCAATTTTTGCATTACGTTCGATGATAGCGGCTTCTCCACTTGCAATTGCTCGGATTGATTCTCTTGTAACGGCATGTCTGAAATTCCTTAAGTCGTAATTTTCATCTAAATCTGCACTGCTATAATCTTTAGGCATCAGCCTGAGAAAATGTGCTGCTTGTAAGAGTCGGAGTTGATGGGGACTCAGTTTATCTAATTTCGTCATAATAGATCCTATAAGAATGTCCACACTTTACACATACATATTTTTCACTTTCATAATTCCAAGGTTCATCTATTTCTTTGTATTCATGCTGACACTCTTCATTATTTTTCTCATCCTTTTCCATCAACTCTTCTCCCTTCATTTGGTACTACTTGTACAGCTCTATCGTCCCACAACTCTAGCATTCTATAGTCTTTTTCTGCCGTAACTACTAAAGAACACCCTAAATGTTTCATACACCAAGCTCTAATAAGCGTCTCCTGATTTCTCCAATCAGGACTTGAAAGAGCAACCCGCGCTGTAAAAATCCGGACTTCTTGATTTTCATTGATCCACTTTTTAACGCGGTGTACCATTTTTTCGATAGGTTTTCCTATAACATCTGGTTGAAATTCACCAGTCTGGAGTTCTGCTAAAGTACCGTCAAGATCAACTCCGATCCAGCCTTTTTTGTGCTCAGTCATATTAAATATGGCCTTTCTGCAAATTCTTTCTCCTGTTCTAAATATACTTCGTAGGTTACACAAACGTCTAAACAATTATAGCGCCGTAGTCCTTTCATATCTTTCAGGGACCAACGCTTGCCCTCATCTTTATAATAGGGTTCTCTAGTATATTGCCTTGTCATAAATTGGAGTTTATGACTTAACTCTGGCCAAAGAATGTGATGCCTTATAAGAGTATCCTTGATGTTCTCATGACAAATTCTAAATCCCAACGCTTCGATAAAACAGGTATCGAAATTAAAAAAGTTCTGGCCGAGTTGAGGAATTTCCCAGAAGATTTTGGACAAAGTTTTCCAGAGTTTGCAAGTATAAGATCTGGAGTCCCAGAAAAGGTTAAATGAAATGCCGTAGGTTGGGGAGTCAGCGATACCAATTGTGACAGGATAACCTGGATGCGGATAAAAGGCACTTTTGGTATTAGTATATACTGTCTCAATGTCCGTTGATAACAAAGAGGTGGAGTTTCCAAGAAATCTATTTTCGAGTATGTAAATAAGTTCTTCAAAAGAGAGTTCATATTTTAATTCCCTCATAGGTAAAGGTTGGAGATAACCATGTTTCTTGTAAAAGTCTAGCTCACTCTTTACCTTTCCTAAATCAATACTTGTCACGATGTCCCTCTCGGCCCAATTTGCAACAATGTAATCCGGTGCATAAGTAGGAAGTATATAATGAGGATAGCTAAGATTATCAGAACGTAAAAGAGAACCGCAATACTTGCTAATTTCACTTTCATCGGTATCTTCATCTTCATCCTCTCCTTTAGCACGGAGCTGAGGTAAGAGAACTTTGCCTGCTTCTTCGAGAACGATTATAAGAGGTGGTTTGTAATGATTTAAGTGATTTTCGACTATAGAAATAGCAGATGGCGTTTCTGGATCTGGTCTGCGAGCACATACATAATAATCTGTAATTCCAGCATCCTGCATCATTTTGTGGAAAGTATATCCATATCCGCCACTGAAGATAAATCCCTTCTCTTTATCTTGTGGATAGGGTCTTTCTGCTATAACCCAAACTGGGGCAGTAGGTGAGCCTCTTGGATTCAAGTCAGCCATCTTTAACAAATCCTATTCTTAATCTCATTAGATTCAAAATCTAAAAAACACGCATAATCTCCATACTCTTCAGCATGTACTCTGCATACATCCATAAAATCAAATGGATGCTCTGTACTAAAGTATAAGCGATGCAAGGCTTCGCCCTCACATCGCTTACCAGAAGAATCAACATAGGAACATTGATGAAGCATATTTCCTCTTTTATTCAGCACCTTTATATTTCTTCGCTGTCTTTTTACGATGCTTTGCTTTTCGATCTTCCGAAAGTCCTATTGCTATAGCTTGTTTGCGAGATTTTACTTTCGGCCCATGTTTCGATCCACTATGTAGCTTCCCCTTTTTGAACTCCTCCATCGTCTTTTTCATTCCCGGCATTTTCTTTCTCCTTTTCTATTGCATTAATATGATTCTCTATAGCTTCCCACACTCTTTCCATATGCGGCTCAGGTCTTGGCATCGTGGATGCTAGAGTTCTCGGTACTGCTCTATTTCTACACGCTTCTCCTCTAGGAGCGCCGCATAGAGGACATTGGATGGATTTCCAAATCGCTTCGTAATCTGGTCTGCTTGTCCAATTACTTAGAAGTATTTCCATTTAAATTCCTTTTGAAAAAATATTCCTACCCACCATATTTCAGATGGGTAGGATTGCTCAATGTGCGGAGCTAATTTGAATTCTTTGCCATATCATTTGCGTGTTGAATCTTTGGATACTTCTGTGCGCAATCAGGAATGCGGCAGATAAATTTCCTGATTGTGTTAAATGAGAATCCCTCTGCCGGAGGTCCAAGTTCCCATTCAGCTTCTTTGTTAATAAGTGGCCCGTTATATTTCCAAGTCTCTGGCTTACTCTCATCACCATCCCAACTTCCAGGGAGACTCAGTTTCCCATCAGGCTGTACTTCCATAGGAAGACCGAAAGAATGAGAAAAATCCTGAATGAAATTCTCAATCGAGGTATTCAAATTTGCAATTACTTTCCGTTCCTTTTCCCATTCTGGATGACCAATAATTACTGCATTTGCGTTTAGGTTAACAGAATTACCAGACTTCGCCATCTTCGGTTTGAATTCTACTAGTCGAACTCGATAAACTCCCGATGGTACTGGTTTGAAACCTTCCAATTTTTCTTGCGAGAAACTCATTTTAAATGGCATTTTCTATTTTCCTTTGATTTGATTTAATTTTGCTTTGTGTTTTTCAATCATTTGAGTTATATTTGGCACTTCTACAGAATCTAGTAGAAGTGTCGTTGCTGCGCTGGAGTCTTCGTTTATCTTAGTGTAAACTTTATACTCTCCAGAAAATTGATCTACGTCTATATAAAATACCTCATTAAAAAGTGCAAGAATCGTATCCCAAAATTGTGGATTGATAGTCTGTCTACCTGTATATGCTGTTTTACTTTCTGTAGATTCAGCCTTATCTTTCTCATCTCTCTGATGGAATACGAATATGACATTTCCGAGTTGGGAAAATTCATTAAAAATATAATCAGCATATCCCCTAGAGCCATTTATAGCATCCCAACCTTTAGGAATCCAAAATACTTTTCCTAAGCCTAGTTTAATATTTCTTCGTACATCTGAAGACTGACTCATTAATTCATTATCCATAGCTACTTTCATATAAGTTACTGAATCAAATATGAAAGAATCTGGAATCGGAAGTCCTTGTGCTTTTGCACTTTTGAAAGTAGAAAGATCACCTTCTATAGCTTTCATCGCTGTAGGACTAGTCTGAGTCAAATCGCGAAGAGTTTTTACCTTATACAATCTTCCTTTTGTAGCTTCACACATTCCTAGAGAAGCTGCTCTACCGTCAAAATCATAATGAAGAACATTCCCCGGAACTGTGGCAGCCATCCAGCTTTTTCCAGTTTTCGGTTTACCAACAATAGCAATGCGTAGGAATTTGGAAAGAGGATCTATAGAAGAAGCATCCTCTATTCCATCAATATAAGCAAATGGATCAGTTGTGTTCATAGTTTAATGGCTCACTTTATTTTTAGCTACGGTAAGAAGCTGATAATGTCCTTGACATAGGAAATCAACTTTATCAACTGCTTTTCCGTTTTTAAACGTTTTTGTTACTCTTCTATACTCCGGCTTCTTCGGGCATTGCATCTTATTTCCCGAATGAGCAAACTCTGCACACTTTATGCCAGATTCATTTAGTTCCTCTTGCAGAGTTAACTTTGTAATTACCGCATCGGACATTATCAGAACTCCTTTTATTTCAGATTTAATTCTAATTTAGATTATTCTCCCGGTGGTCCGATAATATAACCAGTTATAACCAAGGCCAGATGTACTGCATAGGCGAGTGCTATATCCCACATAAACATTTCCTCCTTTCTTTAAGGATTTACGGTTTCTTGACACTTCTTTATCTCCTCTTCCATTAATTTATTAACAGCACTTTCCTCCGAATCAACCTTTTCACAATCCCACATTCCATCTCGCTTGAATTCAGCATTTAAAATCTTGAACATAGATTCTTTAGAACCTTGTCTGTGAATTTGTTGTAGTGGGCACGTACTATAGCCAACGCAGGCTTGAGTATTCCACATTCTACTCATATCTGGATTTATTAGAAGTTGATAAATTCTACTTACGGTAGAAATTTGTCTCTTCTTATAATCCTCTATTTGTTCATCTGTTTTAAATAGTGCATACCTCTTAAACCTATCAGACATCTTTGTGTCTTTTGTACTATTTATTTGAAGGAAGTTCATCCAAATTTTATTGCAAGGCTTTCTATCTACATCTGGGAAATGTTTCAAAAGTTGCTGCGCTGCATATACATACCCAGTCATTCCTTCTTGGACTTCCCAATTAATTAGAGGATTCTTTCCTCTAAAATCTTTTTTCGTCTTATGATCCATCGGACCTATTTCATTACCATTGTCAACCAACAAATCAATTTTTCCACTAAGATACAAACGAAAAGGAGCAAAACTGTAAAGCTGATGATTAGATAATATTGGGACTTCTTTCTTTTTACCAAAATATAACTCAGCACCAATAACACGTATACGCTCATTATCAAGATTAAAATATTGTGCGTATTGAAGCATGAGCCCACAAAATCCAAAAAGCCCACCAAGTTTTTCATAATCACTTTTCCAAATGGGATGGTCTTTGTAGAATTCCATCTCCATTGTGTTCCAAATCTGCTTACAAATCTCTATCCCCCAGTATTGTAGATCGAACTTTTTAGCTTTACGTAGGAGATAGTATAATTCGACCATCTTATGCACGCACGTCCCAAGATCGAAATACCATACTCTACCTTTTCCGCTGTATCCGAGAACGAAGTAGGTCCAGAATTGTTCTTCACATTCTCGGAATGTTTGGAGCATGTGGTTATCTAGGTAAAATTCAATTACACCATCTTCCGGATTATATTGAATCCAGTGTAAATGTCCATACTTTTTTAATAGTTCTAATTGCATTTCTTTTTCTTTTGTTAAACTAATCATTTAGTGGCTACCTGCCTTTTCTATCCTACTGTTCCCCATGATATACGGGTTCTTAATGTAATTGTTAGTTCTCTTAATTTTAGAGCCATAAGCCCTGCTGCGCTATTTGCTACAATAGGAAAGTCAGTTCTTTCTAAAGCAAGATGGTGTCTTATGTGCGGTTGTATTACATCTGTTTTCGTTTTTGTATAGAAAACTGAATACTCATCATTCAATTTAATCTCATCAAATTCTTCCCTATTCATTTCACCTTCTTCAATGCCGCTAAAATTTGATCCGGACTCATACCACCCTTCATTAAACTCTGAAGTCCTGCTATGAGATTAACCTCACTGCCACTCTTCTCTCGTGGTTTAACTGTTCTGGTTTTCTTGACTGTAGTTTCAGTGCTAATAGTATTAAGATCATTCCCATTAGCATCACGAATAACAAACTTCTTCCCAGCATTTCTATGGAAATACTCAACTCTACGTTTGTCTCTTTCATTTATCATCCCCATGTATAGAGTTTGGTGATACTCTATTGCAAGAGAGAGTTCTTGATCGGACATTTCTGTGATTTTGCGCTGGTAGAAAAGCCAATCTAAGCCACTGAATTTTATAGATTTATATTTATGGATTTTTGTGGTGAGTTGATCTGTTTCGGGATTATATTTCTCTCTTGTAACAGATACATTTTGCGTTGTCATTTCTACATCTTTACAACAATCTTTGCAGTATTGTGGATCTACTCCTGAGGCGAAATGTGTACAGTAGGTAGATCCACAACGGCCACATTGATTAATTGGGATTTGATTACACAAATTAGCTTCCTTACATAAGAAGCATACTTTTGGAAACTCTAACGGTATAGGAGATTCTTCTTGTTCTATCTCAGACATTCTCAAATTCACCTTTCCAATCTAATTCTAATACCTGAGCAATCATTCGTAACATCTGAGGAATATCTTTATTCACATTAGGATCTGAACCTATTATTGAATGTGTTCCCCATTGCATCTGTACATCAAATAATACATCTACAGGAAACACAAACGTAATATACAAACATCCATCTGAATTTAATATCTTGACTTGGGCATTAAATCCAGCTTCTCTAAGCATTGAAGCTGCTTTGATTAATTTATCAGCAAACTCAGATTGCTCTCTTAAGGTTGCCATTTGTTCTCGCCTTCTTTTCTAATTCAAATCTACTCTTCGAGTAATAATTCCGTCCAGCGAAAAAATCCTCTAGCAGAATCTTTATCAGCAACGATTTATCCCCCGTTGCTTCTAATTTATCTGCTAGAGGTTTGGGAACTCTGCTTGCTACAACTTTAGTAATTGTACTCATAGGCGGGATTCTCTTAAAACTCTCGCTTTTAGCTTGAATGTGCCGTTGGGCAGGCACTAGATGGATGTTAACATGTTGATTCTAGGTGTGTCAAGCATGAAGTGTATACACTCTAAACCCCTCATTCTAAGGGCGTTACATGCGTTTTAAGCGCCTCCGACCCTTTGATGACCCCTCAGCACCTCGGAGAGCACTGAGGGGAAGAGTTTTTAGAGTTCACCGCATCATCTGAAAACTTTCTCTTATGAATTGATGCTGCGAAAGTATTTTAGCTATATCATCTAGTTGAACGAAAGATCCGTGTGCTCTCCTCACTTGTGAGTCTGTTGCTGTTTTAAAGAGGAAATCTCCTTTTCCAAGGAGGTTTTCCGCTCCATTCTCGTCAAGTATAACTCTAGAATCGACTCCCGTAGGGAGCTTGAAGCAGATACGAGTTGGGAAGTTAACTTTAATAGTCCCACTAACAACTCTGACGTCAGGACGTTGTGTTGCGGCGATGATATGGATTCCAACTGCACGGCTAATCTGAGCAAGTGTCTGCAATGATTCTGAAATGCGCGTTCGCTTAGTGTCTTTGTCTTCATTTTTCGCAAGTTCCTTATCTTGTCCGATAATATCGGCTAATTCATCTATAACTAGGATATAGTACGGAAGTGGAAGTCCGTATCCTAATTTATTATACTCTCGGATATTCCTCGCTATTCCTTTCATTAAATTTGTGCGTCTACGAACTTCGAGTTTTAGATTTTCCATTACTTTATAGAGATGTTCAATCTTATCTACCATCTCTTCTACATGATCTAACTGCGTCATTAAAGTAAGATCTAGTTGTTTTGTATCTACCAGTATTAGTTTTAGCTCATCCGGTGATTTAAGGACAGCCAAGGAACATAATAGCTGGTTAAGAAATACAGACTTACCACTACCAGTACTTCCACCGATAAGAACATGAGGCTGATCAATAAGATCAAGCGTGAAATTCTCCCCACGAGTTGTTTGTCCCATGATCAATGGGAGAGCAGCTTGTCTAGCTTCCTCAGAAGTTGCGAGCCAATACAACAACTTATCATAATTAATGATCTGCCGATCAAATCTTGGTACTGCAATAGAAATTTCATCACGCTCTCGTTTTATAAGGAGAGATTCAACACCTACTGAAAGTGCTAAATCCTCCGCCTTGCTCATAACTTTAGAAAGTATTGCATCAACTTGAGGTCGGAAGAAGTACGTATGTACTATAGGTCCTTCTTCCAACCTTGTATAAGATGCAACGAATCCTAAAGATATCAGCTTCATTGTAAGCATCTGTACATTCCGTAGATGCGTTGGATCTTCAGGAAGTTGGATGGGCATTCATCATCCTTTCAAGTTTTTCAAGTTCTTCTTTCTCTTCTTTATCCTTCTTGAGCATGTGTCCAAGTATATGAATGTAGCTAATATATTGCGCAAGATGGAAACTTATATGTGTAATTTGCATTAAAAATATCTCAGCAAATTCTTCAAATGTAAATTTTTTCTGTCCCTCTGCTACGGGAAAATCTTGATAGATTGTATAAAGAAACTCGTCCACTACCATATTCATAGCTTCAGCGTTTACAAATGCCTTACGAAGAAAGGCTAATTTTTCTTCTTTAGTAACAAGAGCGTAGAATTGTTTTCTACGCTCCTGAACTACATCTTTAGTATAAATGCCGAGGTCTTTTATAAACTTTTCCTGTTCTTCTTCGGACATTTTATACTTTGAATATGTATTGAAATCAAAATTACAGTCGTCGCTCATTTTAATTTACCCGCTTCCAAATCCTTACGGACTTGTTCATTCATAAGCGCGAGTCTTAGCTTTGGTGCTAGATACTTTAGGCCCTGTTTGAAATCCATCTTATTCCTATCAAACACGAGGAAGTATCCAGAAGTACGCTCAGCTAATTCTTGAAGCAGCTTATACTCTTTAGAAGCCTTCATTACATTAGTACTGTATTCTTCTTGAGCTTTCTTCTCCTGTTCTGTATAATGTGCTGGTGCATAGGCTTGCCAAATTAAAACAGTATCAACTGGAGTCTTTTCTTCTATTGCTCTTTTGATTGTATCTTCTTTATACGAAGTCTCATCATAATGATCTGGAGAACCATCAGAAAATACAATATATCTCGTTGCTTTTGGTTCAGCCAATTGTGCATGTTTCAAAGTCTCAAATAGCGGAGTCCCTCCTCCAGATGGAATTCCCCTAACAAGTACAGAAAGCGCAGGTAGATTAGTTGTGAGCTTTGTTAAATCAGTAAATCTATATTCCATTGGATGTACTGCTACAGAAGTTTGATTAGGGATACAATTTTTTAGAAGTTCAACTGTTCCTTCTTTTGCATCATCTAATTTAGTCCCTGCTTGTGTGGAACCCATAGAACCTGAGTCATCAAATATAACTCTCAGCCGCTCTAACATTGCTTCCGGCGGTGCCCACTGCTCGTTTTTTTTATCTTCCGTCCGTTTTGCAAGTGCGAGTTTTGCTTCTTCTTCGAGACGTTCTTTTTCCTTCGCGACGAGAGCTGAAAGTCCTGTTTTGGGTTTGGAAACTGGGTTGAAGGTCACTTCTTACTCCTTTCTTGTTCGTTTTTAAGTATTAGAAGCATCTTTGAAAATCCTAAAATCATCGTAGCTCTTTCGAGACGAGTCATCTTAGGAGAAAGACGTTCTACTGCGGTAACTAAGCGATTTAGAGAATGAGTGAAGGGTTTCATATCCTCTTTTCCCACGATACATCCATGTTAGCGGTTTCTTGTCTTAGCAGTTTCAAATATGGTTCACTGATAAACCATACATGCGTTTCAGGATTATAAGTCCTAACTGCTGTAGGTACGTGCTTTTTAATTAAACCAACGAACTCTTTTAAAAGCGCCATATCGAGAGAGTGTCCGTCTCGCGGTAGGGCTTTTAGAGAGCGGTGGTCGTATTCTACTATCAACATTTCTTCTTTATATCCTCCAATATTAATTTTCTAAGATAAGCAGATATATTATAGTTCTGTGCCTTAATTTGCAAATACTGCTCTTCTGTCAAGCGCACGTGAACTTTGAAATCTTTTCGCTTATTGATGGGAAGTATCGCTCTACCCATTAGAGGCCACCTGCCGAAATGTAATACTGATATAAATAATTAAGCTGACTCATCTTAGTCCCATCCCCATTATTCCTATCAGGATGATACTTCATTGCGGCTTTTCTGTACATTTTCTTAAGCTCAATTGGACTCATTGCTTTTAGATCAATAGCAGAATCTAGCATTTCCTCAAGCTGTTTCTTCACTACCGTAAGTGGCATTTCCGATCCAGCTACAGGTTGTGCGTTATTGTAGAAAAAATCCTCTGCTTTTGGAGCTTCCTTAGAAGCATCTTCTATGGATTCATAATCATTATCCCAAGATCCATCGAATCTTTGCTTTGGAGCTTTTTTCCCATATCCTCTTCCATGCTGAATAAATAAATCAAGCATTCCAACAGGATGCTCTATACAGGTAGTATCAGTAATCCAATTAGCAGCTTTCCACATGTCTCTAAGCGTATCATACTTGGCTTTAGGAAACGCCCAAGTCCAAGCACCAGTGCTGTGCTTTATCTGCTCTCGATCTGTAGGAGGAATTTGTTTGATAAATGTAGTCATCTTCTTTACGAGATCGAAATCTATATTTCCGGCTACATGCACATTAGCAGGAGAGGAGCTAAAAGCAAGCCTGATAATTTCAATCCCCGAAATGTTCATTACTTCGTAATGTATATACATAGTAGTTCCTTTTTGCTGACCTCCGTATCCTATTGGCAAGCCTGATAGAGTTTGATTCCAGAATGATTTGGAACTTTGCTGCGCTTGCTGCCTTAGCAGCGTAGTACAACGGTGACATAGATTTGTATAGTGGGGAATAGTTATGCCACATTTTTGACAATAATTTAAAATTGGCATTTTTTATATCCTCATTGAGCTTTCTTAATAAGAATAGCTTCAACTTAATGTCTCAGCCATATTGTTTTAATTCCTCTAAGAAAGCTCAATCAAGATATAAAGTACACAAAGGCTCCCTTTAAACTGAGAGCCTTTGTGCTTGTGGAAAACTTTCTTTCCACAATTAACCCCTTCTACTTTACTTGCCTTACTCGATTGAAGATGCCTGAAGTGCAGAAATCGCAGCTGCGATCTGCTTATCAGAATACCCAGCTCCACGAAGTGCACGAATCATCTTATCCGCAGGAGTCAAAGAACGCTTCTGAGTAGGTTCTTGCAGCCACTCTCTAGAATCAGCAACATCATCAGTTTGTGGATTCACGAAAGTCTGAGCTTCTGTATCGAAATCCAACAGAAACTTCATAGCTTTCTGATTGAACTTAGCAGCGATTCCCTTATTTGCAACAACAAGTGCTTCTTCAGGATCACCGATAATTTCAACAAATCCATCCATCGTACCAGCGCGATAGGATTTTACTACCTGAGTCTTTCCAAGTACAAATCCTTCATCTGTTAACTTCTTTGCGACTTCATCTTCCCTATCCGAATCAGCAGTTACCTGCCTCGCTGTAGGTTTATCCTTTCCTTCCTCAATTACCTTTCCCTTATCATCAAGCTTTACCCAAACTTGATACGTTACGTTATCAGTCTTAATAGCAAGATCAAGACTATTCTCAGTTACAGGTGCGGTTGTGCTCATACTAAGTTCCATTTTACCTTTCGTTTTTATTTAAAAGAGTAGCTTTATTTGCAAATAGAGCTAAACGTACTACTCTCATAACAGTCCCTTCGGGACGAATTAGGAGAGTTAGAGTTTAAACTCTCTTCACCCTATATTCTAACTACGCTGGTTATACATTAACGCCCCCGTTTTGTATAACTCAACCAATCGAATTATAGGGTGAAGAGAATCTAAAATCTATTGATTCTCTTTAAAATCAAAACTTAGGATGTTCTACTTCATATACTAGCTTTTGGATAACTGTTTGCAAGTTTTCAACTCTTTGTTCAAGTCTTTTAATTGTTGCTTTAAGTTCTGTTATTTCATCCTTAATGCCATTTGCTCGAATTTGATTCATTTCTTCTGACGTTACATTAAACATTTTAAATGCTCCTACTAAGGTTTGTCAAGCCCTTTTTAAGGCTTTCTTCAAATACTTTAGTCACTTCGGGCGAGAATGCCGTGGGTAATTGTGCAAAACAGTCTTGACATTCCCAGTACATTTGTGCTTGTCGAAGGCGAATTGGGCCGCGATACTTTCTAAGTAGTGTGCGTTTATGTGTGCAAAAGAATTTAATCATAATTCAACAAACTCCAATTCAAATGTATTTGGATTTGGAAGAATATCATGATCACAATCGAATACATTTGACATCCACGCACGTAATTCTTCCGGCATTTCTTTTGTTTCAAATCGTGTTCGTAGTCCTATACACAATTGAACATAATCATAATATGCGTGTACGTAGTCAAAATTCACATTAGCTTCTATAGCTGCTCTATCAGTAGCTATAGCTACCGGGCAGTTCTGACAATAGTCATCATATTTATCTTTAGTTGCTGCTCGTGCTACTATAATATCTTCTTCCGTGATTGTAATTGTCAGTTTCATTTGTGCCTCGTTTCTTCCTTATATATGAGCCAAGTAAAAGCACATATAAGCCAGAAGATTAGAATGTCGTTAAAATTAAAATCTATCATGTCTTTGATAGTGCATTACTGGTGCGTTTGAGTTTACTACACCTATCTGATGAAAGGTGTAAACTGGTACATGCAATGCTGCATGTAAGATCAAGCTCAATATATAAGCGTTGAACATTGTAATATCCTCCTTTCGGTACTCTAGCATCTCAAGTAAGTACATCAGCGGATTGCTTCTTACTTAAGAAATAACTGGGTAGAGTACCGAAAGCAGAATATTATTCTGCTTCTTCTTTTGGAAAGACATATCGACCACAAACAGGCCAATGTGCCATTCCTGTTGCTGTTCTAAAGTCCCAAAATGAGCAGGGAAAATTTGGTCTGATTAGGAAGGAAGTACTGTGTAATTTGAATTTGATAAATGGTTTTGGATGAATATCCATATCACTCTCCTTTCTTCACAAAATTCAAAATCCCACTTACATTCATGTGCTTTAAATTCTGCTGCTTCTGCTCTTGCTCGAAGAGGGGATTTTGCTGCTGCGCGTTCTCTAAAATCTGATTCCCCTCTTTTAACCGAGCATCTTCCGCATTTTCGCATTCTACGGAACAAAACATATATTTTGTTTGTGCAGTTGTTTCGTCACTGTTATATTGATTGAAACAGTGAAAACATTCAAGCGTTATGCTCATTTCCCATCCTCATCATAAAGATTAAGAATACTAATTTTCATCTCTCCTAAAAGCTGACAATCCGCCATTGATAACATATTCTTCAACGGCGTAATTGGCTTTGTTGCTTCTTTAAAGCAATCTTCATCTGTTATGATTTCAGATGCTTTAACCGATACTCTGCGATAATCTGCATCCTCACTCATTTTCCTACCTCTTCTGCTTTGTATAAAGCCAGCTTTCTATAAATCGTAGTTCTACTTACACCAAGCATTCTAGCAGTTTGAAGAACATCATTTCTATTCAGCTTTAGTAAAGATAGAATATAATGTTTTTCTATTTCACGCAGAGTAGGAATTGTAAATTGGTGATGACCGCAGCATGGGCAGATCATTTGATTTCCACTATTTCATAAGGAATATCAGCACCTGCTACAGCAAGCAAAAATTCTGCTTTACTTTCAGCAGCTTCTTTACTCTCGAAGTTACCTCTTGGTTTTCCATCTTTGTAAGGTAACATATGTTTTGGCATATATGGGTCGTACCATTGTATAGCAAACATCTCAATCCCTCGCATTCAGCGCTTTAAGTAGCGCTTCAGGTGTTATTGAATAAGGCGAAGTCTTTATTGCTTGATTCACCTCAACTATAGCTTGCGCTGTTTCTATAGGAGTTCCTTCTTTCACTCCCATAATGCCATTGTAATTCTCATCAATTCGAGCTTGTTCCTGTTCTTTAAGAGCAGCTAATCCTGCTATATATTTAGGATCATGTTTTAACTGCTCTGCTCTTTCTTTCTCTGCAAGCTCTTGTTGTTTTTCTTGCTTCTTTAAAGAGTACCGCTGATTCAATTGCGCCGTTGCGATACCCTGTTTAAAAACAAACTGCATTCCCTCAGCAAGAGATTTCTCAGCAGCTCTTGCAACTATAGCTTGCTTTACAGATTGCCTATACTTAGCAGCTTTAGCTTTCTCTGCTTTAGCTTTTTCAATCTTCTTCAATACTTTCTTTAATTGATCTTCAACAATCACCAACCTATGATAATGCATCCTAGCATTGGTATCATTTCTTCTAAGATACTTAAACTCATCAATCTCAGTTCTCACTAGAACTAGCGTTGAAAGAATACTCTCTTCACTTCCATTTCTCACTCTATCCATATAGAGTTTTATTCTTTCAATTCTTTGTTCCTTTACCTCTTCAATATCTATATCCATATTCTATATCCCTCTTTTGTGCGAGATGTATGGATATTATCCCCTTTGGGCATGGGGATTGTCAAGCCTTTTAAGGGGCTATAGAATCAACGAGATAGGCATACCCACGACACCCTGCCTCACAACACAGCAGGCATGTTTTCCCCTTGAGTCGCCTATCTCATTCATCCTACACCCTTTACCCCTCTTTTACGTCCCTACTGTATACCTTATTTCACCGCTTTTCTACTACGCTCTCTCAGGTTATTTCCCAGAGATTTCCTAGAGAAAGTACTTCTTAATTTTTTTTTTTTTTTTTTTT